AGATGACCGAGTGGGAGTACGGCCAGCCGGTCACGATCCATGTCAGGGACGAGACCGACGTGACGAGGGATACTTATGGCTCCATAGTAAACCGTCCCTCGGACATCCTTGTGATGAACATCAATGCCGCCACGATCGACTACCAGCCCTCGAAGTACAAGCTGGAGAAGGTCGGGCTCAGGCAGGAATGCGACGTGATGATCTACATCGCCATGCAGTTCTTCACCGATGTGAACCTCGCTTTCGACGATCTGGAGCCCAAGCGGATGACCATCGACATAGGGGCTATCTCCGGCGAGTCGAACGGGAACAGGTACGAGGTCGTGGACAAGGTCCGGACGGTCTCCTTCGGGAACGGCTATCTGTACATCGCGTTCGCGCTGAAGAGGGGATGATGAAGAAGCCATGGTCCACGTCAACCTCGGCGATCGCCTCGCGGATCCGGCGCCTTCCCAAGATGGCGACAGACCTGATCGAGGCCAGCGCCAAGCGTGACGCCGAGGCTCTGGTGAAAGCCTTCCACGACGGCGTCAAGAAGGACGAACTGGGTCTGCTCCCCCTGAAGGACGCCACGATCAGCCGCAAGGAGGCCATGGGCTTCGACAAGCCCGAGTCGCCCCTGTACGGCCTCGGCGACGAGTTCATCCAAGGGACCTACTGCAACATGATGGAAGTCGTAAAGGACACGGCGGCCCGGAAGTATGTCGTGAAGCCGCGGGACGACTACCACTACAGCGTCTCCGAGGGGAAGGACGGCCAGACCATCGTCCGCGACAAGATCAAGCTCCGAGACCTGTTCATCGTCCACGAGTACGGAACCACAATCTCCAACGGCTTCGGCATGGGGATCCTTATCCGCCTCCCGCCGCGGCCCGCCTTCCGTTATGCCTACGAGAAGTTCATGGACAGGAAGAGGAAGAGCGACCCGGCCAAGAAGGTGAAGCAGGCCATCATCAAGTACGTCAGGACGAACGACGCCCGAGCCATGGAGCTCATCGTCAAGCGAGGGGGGCTGGAATGAAGCTCGTCCTCGACCAGCTCACCGCTACCGTCGGATGGAGCGGACCGGCCGGTTCTGGCTTCACGATCAACCAGCACCCCGACTACATCGCCGAGTATCTCCCCGGATCTCTCATCATCCACATCCCGGCCGGGTCCGCAGGGCAGGCGTTCACGGAGTCCCTTGGGACGATCGACATCACCGGCTACGGCGAGGTGGTCCTGTCGGTCTGGAGCCGGGAGCGCAGGCGGGTCAATGTCAATAAGCCATCGGACTACTTCTACGAGATCCAGTTCGACGCCACCCATCAATTCATGCTTCCCACGAATCTCAACTTTGAGAGCGTCACCTTCGGGGCGAACGGCTGGACGAGCGTGGACAGGATCACGATCACCCCGACAACGAACGCCGAGGACTGGCTCATCATCTCCGGATGCTATGCCCTCTACGACGATCTTCCGCTGGACATGATCCAAGGCGTCCAGATGGGGATCCAACAGGCCGTCGCCACCCTGATCCCGAACGGTCTTCCGATCGGGACGGTTTCCTGCCTCGCCGGGGCGAGTTCCATCGCGCCGAGCTCCTTCAGGTACATCGATCGCGGCGCCGTGGTCACGGTGACAGGAGGCGGCCATTCCGAGACGCACCAAGTCGAGCGGTTCGACGAGACGGGGATCTGGTTCACCTCCATGTACGACGGGCCGAAGATGCTCTGGCCCTATACGGCCGCGGCCTTCGCCCTGTTCATCCCGGTCGTCTATGGGACAATGGAGAAGGAGGCGGTCCTTCCGGCGATCTCCATCTGGGGGATGGCTTCTTCGGACAATCAGGACACGCAGGACACCTTCATCGTAGAGGATTCGCAGGATCCGACCGGCGCCGCCTCGCTCCGCAGGATGCCATGGATGCAGAACTTCAAGATCCTCATCGACTGCGAGGCCCGGCAACATCAGGTCCTCGCTCTGATCTCCCGGTGCGCGAGGATGTTCCTCGCCTCCAGTCGGGTCTGGTGCAATGCCCGAGCCCATGAGATGCCTTACCCGTCCCCGGCGGTCTATGTCGAGCCGGATGAGGCGGTTGTTCAGATACCCAAGCTCCAGTACGAGGTCGAGATCGAGGTCCACGAGGAAAGGGCGCTCAGGACATGGGCGCCAGCGATAACGACCGAGGTCTTGACGTATACCCAGAAGCTAGGGACACTTGGTACGGTCATACCGTAGGAGGATGAGATGGAAGGGAAAGTCGGCACAGAAACGCCTCCCGATGTCGGCGTGACCGTGGCCCCGGATGTCGGCGTTGAGGCTCCGGTGAACGTCGTCCAACAGTCGGCCGCGAGGAAAGTGCTTGTCACCTTCCAGCGGAACCAGAAGTGGGAGCTTACCCTCGGCGGCGCGATCGTCGCGGTATTCGGTCCCGGCGAGACGAAGGTCTTGGATGATTGGATCCCCAACCACCCGGACTTCGCCGCCTACGCGGAACTGTTTGTAGTTCAGGAGGTCCTCTAAATGGCAAGCAGACAGCTTGGCGTCTACGGCGCGAACCTGCCCACGAGGAAAGGGTCCTCGGTCCAGCCCGCCGCCTTCACGATCGCCGGAATCATCTGCCAGATGGAGCGCCGCTTCGACGCCGCCATCCCCGTCAGCTCCCCGAGCGACGTGCAGACGATATTCGGATCACAGGTCTACTCGACCCAGTACGGGCCGGACGCCGTGGACGGGTTCTTCAAGAATCTCGGCGGGCAGGCCGCGACCCTCTACATCTACTCGACGCCGAACTGCGCCGCGGGATCGCCGGGAGCCCTGACCGACACGCAGGCCAGCATGGCGCTTCCGGACCTCGCGGCCGCGGGCCAGAAGCCGATAACGGTCCAGCCCGCGTGGCAGACCTACGCCGAGTACGGGCTTCCGGGCAACAGGACGGGGGTCAGGATCGATGCGTGGGCGAGCGGAACGGCAGGAACGCCGATCTTTGGAACGACCACTTGGCCCACCGGATACCGCGGCTTCACGACCTGTACCTCGAACACGGTCAACGCCACGACGAACCTTGTGCTCGCCTCGGTCCTCGATCTTGTGGCGGGAGACATCATCGGGATGTACGACTCGACCCACTCCGCCTATATCTGGTCGAGCATCGTGAGCATCAACGCCAATACGAAGACCGTCGTCGTCGCTGACCAGTTCCTCACGGCTTCGAGGATGCTGGTTTCCGGCGACTTCGTGTTCATCCCCGGATTCCGCGTCCACACATGGCGCAAGGCCCTGTCCGGCGCGGAGGTGGAGGTAGACGCGAACCTTGGCCTACTGTGGCTGTCCCTGAACGCCGCGGACTCCAACCACTACGCTTCCGCGGTCATCAATGCCCAGTCCAACTTCATCGCCATAACGGTCAACTCGACCTCGACCACGGTCCTTTCGGGGAACAAGATGCCCCAGACCTTGGCGGCGAGCCAGTACCCGGATGCCACGCCTCCGACCGGCGGCACCTACACCGCGGCCGCCGACGGCGCGGCCATGACGACCCTCAGCCAGTATTACCGGGCGCACCACGCCTTCGATGCCCTGCCGGTCCGCATGATCTCGATGGCCGAGACCACCGATCAGACGATCCAACAGGGCTTGGAGCTGTACTGCGAGAACAGGTCCCTCGGGGATAACCCGATCGTCGTAGTCCAGTGCGCGGGTAACCAGACCAAGGCCCAGCTTCAGACGATCGGCTACAACTGGCAGAAGGGCGGCGAGGTTGACGCGGTGGTCATCGGCCACTGGGGCCTGCGGCAGGATCCCTTCTCCTCCTCGTCCCTCTCGACGCCCCGCCCCATCCCGCTCGTCGGGCACGTCATGGGCGCGTGGTGCCAGAGCATCGGCGCCAAGGGGATCCACTTCATCCCCTGCACGAAGGACATGGCGATCAATGGTCTCGTGGGGATCTACGGAACCCAGTTCCCGGTGCCGACCGACAGGACCGACATCGCGAACGCCGGGGTCAACTGCGTGGAGTTCCTGCCCGGCTACGGCTACATCCTCCGGAACCTCTTCACCCCGAGCACGGCGCAGGAGTTCAGCTTCGCGAACGGCGTGATGATGAGGAACTACATCAAGGTCTCCGTGGTCAATTCGCTCCAGACGAGCGAGAACACCCCGAACAGCCTGAACCGGATTCAGGCCGACAAGATGGCCTGCCAGAACTTCCTCTACACGCTGTGGAATGTCGGTTCCACCGGGAACGTGGCGCCGGGCGAGACCTTCGGGCAGGTCCTCAATCAGGACGGGACCGCCACGAAGCCGACCGACCACTTCGAGGTGAGGGCAGACGCCATCAATAACCCGGTGTCCAGCCTTCAGTCGGGCAACCGGAACATCGACATATTCTTCACGTATCCCGTCCCGGCCGGATCCATCAAGATCGGCGTAGGAATCATTCTGAGGGGCTAGGGGGCATATTCCCCGGCATAGGCGATGCGGGACCAAGGGCGGTACAGCCCGAGGCCCTGTAGCCTAAATCAAAGGAGAGGCAAGAATGGCCCAGCGTAATGATCTTGCGATGAAGAGGAGAGTCCTCATCGACGGGACGGAATATCCCGGTCTGGTATCGGTCGGGGAGATCAACTTCGAGAAGAACGTCATCGAGGCGCCGGAGTTCAACTGGATCAGGAACATCCAGAACGGAATCACGAAGGTCCCCCAGTTCGACATAGTCTACAAGCTGGACAAGGGATCATCGACGCTTCCGTTCCTGCGGTCGTGGTTCGTGAACGGCGAGGTCCACGACATGGTCATCATCGACACCGATGCGACCGGACAGCCGTTTCAGCAGTTCATCTGCTCCTCGTGCGAATGCACGAAGCTGGCGGACCCGGAGTACGACGCGAAGTCGCCGGACTATGCCCGGTTCACGATCCATGTAGTTCCCTACAGCGTCACGCCGCTGGACCCGGCGTAACGGATCTCAGGAGGTGGGTAAATGAAGCTCTCATATCCGTTCATGGCAGGACAGCGGCTAATCACCGATGTCCAGCTCAAGGCTCCGACCGGCGGCACGCTCGCGGACACGCGAAAGGCCGCCGAGAACGGGGACACCTACATGGCCTTCCTGATCTATCTGACCGGGAGCATCGACTGGTTTAAGGCCGATAGCGGCGAGATGGTCGAGGGCAAGGAACAGGTGAAGAACGTCCTGCGGGTCTGCCCGTGGGGGCTGGCCGAGTGGATGGCCCTCAACTCCATGATACTGTCCGGGGCCGAAGATGAGATCGACCTGACCTTCCAGTGCCCGAAGTGCCTCGCCAAGCACGAGCGCGAGGAGCCGGTGAAGGTCAGCGAGATGACCATGCCGACTTCCGCCGACGAACCCGTCCTCGCGATCGATCTTGTGGCGCCGGTCGAGTTCAAGGATGCGCGGACCGGCGAGGTGATCGAACAGGTCAATTCCCTGAAGTTCCGCCTCCCGACCATCGGCGACCTGCTCAAGGCGGCCGGATCTGTCGGCGGGAACAATGACACCCGGCTCCAGTACGCCGCATGGGCCGAGGCCATCGTCGCGATCAATGGAATCGAGGCCACGCCCCAGTGGCGGGCTTCCTACGGATCCCAGATATTCGAGCGGGCCTGTGTGAAGGACATCAAGGCGGTCGCGAACGGCATGGCCGCATGGGCCTTGGACAACACGGTAGGGA